GACTCGCCGACCGCTATCTCGCTCTCAGGGACGCGGCGCCCCCCAGCCGTTTCGCATTGTTCGCCGCCGGGGTGAATGTAGAGGACCGTCCAGGTGCCATCGGGGAAGGCTTGGCACTCGTACTCCGCTGGCGAGCGCCTCATGCGTCGGTGATGTCCTTGACGGCCCACGGCGCGATCCGCCGAGCGAGCCATTCGCGGAGGTCGTACCAGCGCCAGCGCAGACGCCACCCGAGCGGCGCGCTGTGGAGGACCGCCTTGTGCCACGCCAGGTACTCGGGCGTGTAGCGATCCCTGCTGCCGTCAACCCAGGCTTTCGGCATCGGGACGACGTGGCGCTGCTGCTCCATGAGTTTGCGCCGGCTGTCGTCGCCGGGTTTCGGGGTGCCGACGACACGCTTAGTCATAGAGCGCGACTTTCGCCGCGATCTCGGGGTCCAGCGCGCGCCAAAGAACCCCCGCGCGACGTCCCGACTGCTCATCGCACCGTACACACGGGTAGCTCCCGTCACGATTCACGCCGCCGCAGCCATGCTCGCTGAGGGCGATACGCCAGAGCTGCGAGGTCGTCCACATCAGCAAATGCCCAAGGCGCATGCGCGCGTCGTCCGAGAGTGTTGCCTCCGGCTCGCCGTGCTCGTCCAGCACGACATACCGCAGCTTCTCTATGACCGTCCGATACGCGTTCCGCTTCGCATTCTTGCCGGGCCACCAGAGCTTCACACGAACAGACTAGCCGCCGGCCAGCCGGGCAGAAGATCGAGCACACGCGGGTCGCCCATCCCGATCCACCGCTCAGCATCGAAGCGAGTCCGCGACGGCGGCTCCGGCAACCGACGCAGGTAGTCACAGCGCGCCATCCAGAAGTTGCCGCCGAAGAACGGGATCCCGTCAGGAAACTCCTGCTCGAAGCCCGGAAAGCCCTCGCGGGTGAGCCAGTGGCAGCCGACGGCATCGAAGCGATCGAGGTGCGCGAGGTTGATCCGCCAGTCGCGCACGACCAGCTTCGTCATCGACCGACGCCATTCCTTGCGGAACTCCGTCGCGTCCGCCGAGCCCTTCGTGTGGGCGTAGAGAACCGCGTCCCCAGGATGGTCCAGGGCGTACTCGCGGACCTTGGCGAGCGTCACCTGCTCGAAGCCCTCGTCGGCCTCGGCTGCGACTCGCACGTCCAGCGGATCGAAGGCGTCGCGCGCCGCGTCGCGCCAGAGCTTTGCTCCCACCAGCCCGAGATACACCGGCTCCGTGAAGTCAGCGGCGAGCAGCGCGTCTACGTGCCCTAGGACGGGCTCGGTCCAGTCGCCGTCCACCCAGGCGTGGTAAAAGTGGGCGACGTTCACTCAGTGGTGCGCGGTCGCGGCCAGCAGCTCCTCGAAGTAGGGGGCGCACATCTGGCCATACTCCACGATGGTCTGTCCTCGCTTCATGCGCGCCATGTCGCTGTCGAAGCGCGCGGGTTCCTCCCGGTAGCGCCGATCCCACTCCGTAAACGCCTTCTCGTAATCCTTCGTGGTCGGCTTCGCCTTCGGCATTGCGGCTCCTATCGGTGGAAGTGCTCGACTGTCGGCCAGTGTAGGTGCCACTGTAGATCAGTCGCTTCCGCGACCGCGATGTCCACGAACTGCCAGGTCTGCTCGGGCAGCGGCCGGACGCGCGCCTCCGGCGTGATCTTGCAGAACCCGATCCCGCCGTAGTCCGCCCACTCATCACCCGTCTCTACCCAGATTCCTCCGCACGGGGGCTTGAGGCCGGTGCGGTGCGCCCAGTGGGGTCCGCCGGAGGGGATGGAGAGCCAGTAGGCCCATGAGCACATCGGCTCCGGGCAGTCGAGCAGCCCTTCGATCAGCTCGTCCGAGCACTCCATGTCGTGCTCGACGTTGATGATCGTGCGGTCCGACTCCCACCACGCCGCCACACCCGCCCAGTAGTCCTCGGGTTCGGCACACTCGATGCCGACGACCTCGAAGCGCTCGCTCTCGAAGTGCGGCGCGCCGACTAGGTGGCTGGCGAGGACGACGGTCACTCGGGCGGCGCGCAGTGGATATGGAAGCTGCCCCGGCCCGGCACGAACACCTTCTCGTCCTCCAGTGGCATCTCGCGCCCGCAGCCTTGGCAGGTGTTGCCGATGGTCGGCGATGGCAGCGAGAAGCCGAAGCGCCTGCGGCCCGGGTCCTCGAACACGACGCTGGCGCCGAAGGTGGAGACTCGTGCGCTCATCGCGTCTCGCGCGCGGGCGCGGCGCTGACCTCGACCAGCTCGCCACCGCGCGTGACGAAGCGGCGGGTGCGCTGCCGACGCGGTCGCCCGTGCTCGCCGGGTATGCGATCCCCGTACGCGATGACGTTCTCGGGTGGCTCTGCTGGCATCGGGTTCGGCGTGGACCGTAGCGGCGTGGCCGATTGCGTTGGGTCGCCCGTGCCGGCGCCCGGCGGTGTCGCCGACGGATCGCCCGACGGGCCTTGCGCTCCCTCGCGTGCGAAGTGTCGGCGCCCCTCGCCGTCCCCCGCTCCACCCTTCCCCTCGTTGATCCCGATGCCGGTCATTTCAGCGACGAAGTGTACGCGGCCCCGGCGATCACGCTTGTGCCCGCTGAGTGACGGGTGACACACGCGGCGTACTCGCGCAGGTTGAGGATCGTGCGCAGCGTGTCGGCCTTGGTTTCGAGGAACACGCTCAGCACCGGCTCGTCCTCCATGAGGATGATCGCATCGCCCGGCGAGGACACCAGCAGCCGCGTACGGGTGGTGGTCCCTTCGTTCGGTAGGTTGTCATCAGTGAACCAGAGGAGTCCACCAGCCATCACGGTCCCGGTGAAGCGCGACCACTTCGGGAGCTGGTGCGATTCGTCGTGGTCGTCGGCATCGGCGGCGAGCGGAAAGCCGGGGACGAAGTGCGGCGTCACGATCGGCCGCGCCTGCTGGTCCACCTGTCGTGTCACGAATGAGTAGAAGTCCGAAGTCGTGAACAAGTGCGTCGGGCGCAGCCGCGTGCCGGCGGTGTCGGTAATTTCCTCGCGGCCCTTCGCCAGATCTTCGTAGAGCTTTTCCAGGCCAGCCGCTTCTTTGGAGCCCGTCCACGAGCTGGAGTTGCCTGCGACCGCGTTGCCCTTCGTGATCGCCTGGTTGAGCACGTACAGATCCACTTCGGCATCCAACTGCTCCTGCAGCTGTTTGCCGATGATGACGTCGGTCGCGCCGCCGCCGCTGCCGCCCCGGTCGTGTAGCTGCTGGGTGCCGGTGATCTGCCCGGTGATCATGGCGACGGTCGCCGATGGTTCGAGTTCGGTGCCCGGCTCGGTTTCCGCGACCGCGCCTCCCTCGGTCTGCTGGCCCACTTTCGGCCCCGTGCTGAAGTAGGGCACGTACACTTTCATGCCGAACGCTGGCAGCGGCAGCAGTAGGCACTGGTCAGCGAACGAGCGCGCGGCGCCACGGAACGGTCCCCACTGGTCGTACAGGAAGGCTGGGGTGACGAACGGGGCGGCTTCGCCGGGCGAGGACGCTGAGACGCCCCCGTCGGTTCCGAAGCCGCGGATCTCGTTCAGCAACGCTGTCGCGCGCCGCTGGTCTTCCTCGGCGTCTCCCGTGCGCACGCGCGCCCGGATGATCCGTTCCGCCCGCAGGCCCTCCTTGCTGCCGCGCGCCATCTCGACGCCGAGTTCGCGTTCGTAGCGGATGAGCCGCGTGCGGGCTTCCAACGTGCCGGGGTAGTCCGGCTGGGCAGCCGCCACCACGTCGGCGTAGTAGGAGTGGCGCGAGTGCAGCGCATACGTGCGCGGTTCGTGGGTAACGGCGACGCGGCTCTGCCGGTCGCGCGCCAGGCGCTCGCCGACGATCCGGTCGACGTCCTCCTGCGTGAAGGTGTCGCTCATCATGTCCTCCGTCTTGGAGTAGGTCCGACGTCTTGACGCGCGTCGTCAGCGTAAAGGCCGGCGGGCGGAATCGAACCGCCCTGCCACCAGTACCAGCCGTGAGTCGCTGCTACTCGCTCCAGAGAATGGTGAAGGCGCCCCCGGCTTCTTGGACCCAATAGAGCCCATGATCGAACGCGACCTCAATGTCCAACCTCTGGCTGCTCCCCGGAAACTCCGGGTTGCTGAGGATGCCGTCCTCTTCGCTGCCTGTCCCACTATCGAACAGGGTCGCCTCGGCACTCCCCGCGCTTCCGATGATGGCGTGGAGAATCCCGCTTCCGGTCGCAACCTGATGGGTTCCCTCGCCAACCACTGCGTAATGCGTAGCAACCGACAATTTAGTGACTCCTATTCGTAGACGACGGCTTTCATACCTTCGCCGTTTATCACCTGCACGCCTTCGGCGTAGCGCTTGATCGCGGTGCCGTACGAATACTGCTGCAAAATGCGCCTTGTTACCCGATTCGCTCGGGGCCACGTCATTTCTGCGTGGCTCTGCATCTTTGCCATCGATGCAGACCGGACTATAACTTCGACTCCAGTCCCGCTCAGCTAATACCGGCTGGTCGGTCCTATCGGAGTGCGCTCCACGTTTAGTCTCTACGGAACCCGCGGTAACGGTTTCCTCGGTATTCCCCTTTGGTGGCGGGGTTCACCGATACGGTGGAGTGATAATCCGCTAGATCGCTCTAACGGACGGCCAATTGCTCAACCTGCAGCGTGTTCGCTTTTGTCTGGGGGATCGTCCGGGGCGTGATCGCTCCCTCGAACACCCACACCTCTGACAAGCACCCGACGACCGCCTGATCGTTGGTCGTCGTGCCCTGGTCGGGGATGTTCTCGTCGGTGAACACCGGGAGTCCCACGAACTTGTAGCCCGTGTCGCCCTCGATGCCCTCGTCGCCGCCAGCGTTGCCGGCGCCGGCCGCGTTCCACGGCCCTGCGTAGCCCGGCACCATCAGCGGGTTGCCCTGCGTGTTGGCGAACGCCGCCATGAACTCGAACCTCGTCGGGCGCACGAACAGGTGCGTCGGGTTGAGGACCGTGCCGGCAGTCGTCCGGATTTCCGCCTTCGCCTTGGCGACCTGGCCGTAGAACCCACCGGCTGCTTCCTTTTTGGTGAGTTCGAATTTACCGGTGGTGCCTTTGTAGTTCAGCGTCCCTGCAGAGGCGAGCGCCTGTTCGAGGCAGTACACGTCGAAGTTCAACGCGTAGTTGCGCATCAACTGATCGAAGATCAGTTTGTCGAACGCGAAGCCAGGGCCTGCCCGGTCGAGCAGCTGCTGTGAAACGACGACCTGCCCGGCGAACGTTTTCAACGCCCCCGAGAGGAAGCCCGCCGTCGGTGCCAGATCGGCGATCGTCGTGGAGCCCGAGGACTCGGTGACGGCCGTCACTTCCGCTCCCCCAGTTACATGGGGAATATAGACATACATCGATTGTTGTTACTCACACCCCCGTGAGAGGGTGCGGGCTAGGTCATTTCTGCCTAGCTCTGCGTGTCGCCACGCAGACCGGACTATATCTTCTGCCTGAAATTGAGAAGGTAATTCGCCATCGCCTGCACCGTGCTGGCGTCGTGAGCGAGCAGACCCTGCGCCGCGTTGCACTGCCGACAGAGCCAGCCGCGAAAGCGGTGAGTCTCGTCGCAGTGGTCGAACACGAGCGGCCGGTCGCCGCGTCCGCATATCTGGCACTCGGACGGCTTGCTCTCGACCGCTTGCTTGGCTTCCTCTAGCGGCACGCCATAGCGAGTCGCGTAGAAGGCCCCGCTTCTTCGGTAGCGCTTGTCGTACTTCCGGAACTGCTCGAGCCGCATCGCGCGTTTCGCTTCGTGGCGCTCTTGGTCTTGCGACCGGATCGCATCCCGTCGAGCGGGATCACGACGCCACTCGCGCTGGCGCTCGCGGTTCTTCTTGCGGATCTGCTCGCGCTTGGCGGGATCTTTCATCGCCTCGCGCCGACGTGCTCGCTCCTTCTCGTTCTTACAGAGCCGACAATAGATCCAGCCATCGTAGGGCCGGACACGAAGTTCTGCCTCGTTATGTCCGCACTCCATGTTTCATACAGTATCAGGCAGCCCGGCGTGTAGTCTCTGAGGGGTCAATTACGACTTCCCTGCTGATTGTCCGCACCGGACGCATTTTCACTGCCACCCGAAGGCGGCGAGTAGCGCCGGATGCTCGGAGTTTCCAGCATACAGCCAGGTTTTAGTACGGCATGTACGGCCCTACGCTGCGATCAGGGCCTCATGTCTACCGTACGGCGGGAGCTGTTCTTTCTGGCAAGCGTCCGCGAACGCCCGGCCGTATTCGCGCCAGGGCGCGTATTTCTGGAGATCGAACACGGGGGTCACGAACGCCGAGCCTTCGCCCGGTGCCGTGGCCGACGCGCCGCCGTCGGTGCCGATCGCGGTTGCACGCAGCTCGGGCTTGTCCTCCATCGCCATCCGGCCGCGCGCCTCGAACTCTTTCATCCGTGCCGCCGTGGCCGCCTGGTCCTCGCCGCGGATCGTTTCGCGGATCTGCTTCTCGGCCGAGCGCCCGAACGCCGTGCGCTGCGCGTACTCCTTCTCGACCTGGTGCGCCCATTCCGTCAGACGCTTGGAGGACCCGTGGTCATAGTCCCCGGCGAACAGCGCTTTGCAGCGGAGTGCCAGGTCCATGTAGAACGAGTTTGGCGAGCGCTCACCGTCGGCCGCCACACCGTAGACGGGCCGATCGCCCTGCGTGACGATCACGTCGGCGATCGAGTCCACGGAGCGGATGCTCGCGCGGCCCTCAGCGATCATCTCGGCGTCCTTCACCCGCGATTTCTCTTCCTTGATCCGCTTGCGGATGACTTTCGCTTCCTTGCGTGCGTCCGACAGCTCCTTGTCGGTGGCGTCGATTTCTGCGCGCAGCTCCTCGCAGCGCGCCGTCTCCTTCGCGTCAGGTTCGCGGTCGGTGCCGTCCTCCTGTCGCAGGCCATCGACGATGCTGCGGAACTCCGTCTCCGCTTTGTCGCGGCGTTCGGTGAACTCGCCGCGCCGCGTCTGCACCCCCTCGGCGTTCTCCAAGAGCTCTGCTAGAGCGCTCATGTGCCTTGTCCTTTCGTGTGGGTTTGACTTGCCCACGGGTTCCCTGACCCACGCAACCCCTCTATGCAGAAAACGCATAGAGAGCGCCCCGGTACTGTCTTCCCGGACGGGCGATGGCGCGGCGGTACTGCGTGCTCCGAGGCTTGACGGCGCTCGGTGAGCCGTAAGGTTTCGGTGTTTGCGGGTTCGGGTTCGCCTTCTAGCTGGCGGGCGGTTTAGTGTTGGCCGCCATGAGCGGCACGGAGTTGGCAACGGTGGGCGGGAATGGACTCGCCGAGCCGGATAGCGCGGGTTCGGTCGCGCGGATTGAGGCGATGGGGGCGGAGTTGCCTGCGCTGATCGAGGCTGGGGACACGGAGACGATCAAGCGCATGCAGAGCGAAGGCAAGGCTGCCCACCTCGCCGCGCAGCAACTGGGCCTTGAACGCGAGGCCGTTGCCTATGCGCGACTGGCCATACGGTGCGCGGCGGCGCGAGGGCAGATAATGGGCGAACGGGGTGACGGGAAGGACCCGCGGCTGCTTGTGCTCGGGGCGGCGCTGATGCGTGGGCGACTTGAGCCAATCTTGCAGCAGGTCGCGAGCGCGAGTCCGCAGCGAGCGATGAGACTTGCGGCCGACGCAGGGGTCAGCTCCATCCCGCGCGCACGTTTCGCGGCGCTAGTCCAAAAGCGTGCGCACGAGCGCGGTATGGCGGTAGGCGCGCTTGCGGCGGAGGCTCACATTGGACGCGGCGTAATCCACGCCATCATGTCGCCCAACCGTAGCTCCCGCTGCCAGTGGTGGTCGTCCTATCGGATTGCGCGGGCGATCGGGGTTGACATCAGCAACCTGCCGCCTGTTGGTCCGCCGCAACCCGTGCGGCGCACCAGAGCCAAGTGGGTGACTCACAAGATGCGCGCTGGCGGTGGCCGTTGGGACGACGTGATCGCGCCGGAGTGCGCCCTGCGGGACGCGATGACCAAGGCCGACCGCAACTGGTCGAACAAACCCCTGCTCTACGAAGCGATGAAAGCCGTCAGCGACATCATCCAGCGCGAAGTCCGCGCCGCTGAAAAGTGAGCCTCACTCGGGCGCGAGCGGCACTCGCTGCGCGTCAATCAGGTGGTTGATCTCGGCAGCTACCTGGGCTCGCTCGGCGAGCAGCTCATCGAGGTGCTGCTGCGCGTTGACGATCCGCTGGTACTCGGCGATCTGCCCGTCGAACGCGGCTAGCTTGGCGTGCAGCTTGCGGACCTCGTTGTCAGTCGCGTTGAGCACGCCGCCGAACTCCATGCTGCTCATGACGACCCGAACGGCTTGGCGAGATCCAGCACGCCTGCCCGGTCGCGTCTCGCGCCGAAGTTGAGGGCGGGGACGTGACCGGGGGGCACCTGCACACGCTCGTCATCGATGACCTCGTTGATTTCTTCGGCGATGTCGCCTCGCAGTGTGAGCAGCGCATCGAGGTACTGCTGCGCTTCAACGATTCGCCGGTATTCCTCGATGCGCTCATCGACTTGGGCTAGTCTGGCGCGCAGACCCCGCTGAAGCTCGTCGTCCATCGGCCCCATCCTACCGCGAGCCTGCGTCGTCGCCTTTCGTCCGGCGACCCGGCTACAGTAGGGACCGGCTGAGATGCCGAGTGCTTCATCTGCCAGGCGCCGCCCCCGAGGCGGCGTTTGTGCGTCCGGGGGGTGTCCGCTTCTACGCGGCGACCTTCTGCCGCTTACGTGGTCTCGCGCGCGCCTCCAACTGGAGTCGCAGCGCCAAGGCTGAGGATCGGATCGGCTCGCCCTCGTCTGAACGAGTGCCGTCCTGGGCGAGTGCGGCTTCGCTTGACTCGGACTCGCTGGAGCCATCGTCCGCAATCAGGTCGGCCGGGTCATAGCCCGCGGCTTCGAGGACGGCGTGGATCGACTTCGCGGCGTCGATGAGCTGGCCCTGGTGTGCCTTGCCGAGCACCTTGCCGGCGCGCTCCTCGTCGCCCTGGAGGATCGCGAGCATGTCCGCCAGCCCCTCGGCGGACATCTGCCCGGAGCGGAGGTTGACCTCCATCCGACGCAGACGGGCGCGGGATTCGACGGGCATCTCCAGCGCCATGCGCCGCGCGATCTCGAGGCTCGTGGTCGGCGAGCACGGGTAGGTCACGCCGGAGACGTCGAGCAGGTCGTCGAGACCGTGGACATCGCGGGTTTCGCGGCCACCTGCTTCGCCCCAGGTGTCGCGGCCGACGATCATGCCGACCGACATCTGCGTCATGTCCTTGCGCTCGACGGCGATCGCGAAGTCGTTGGCGAGCTGCTGGCGGGCGTCGAGCGTCGCCTCGAAGTTCAGGGCGACATTCGGCTCATCCCACAGCCG